AGTTTTAAATGTTACAATGTTCAGAATAGGTAGTTCGAATCGTGCTGGTAGCGCAGTTAGCTACGTGATGAACCGACAGACTTTTGACGAAGTCATCGGTCCGTCCAAAGAATCAGCAAGTATTAAACTGATGACCGCATTCAAAACATTAGAAGACGGCAAACTGCAAGAACTCAAGGAAATTTCTTCGAAAGATGATATCGCGGAATTTCTTAAATACGCTCGCGAACACACCAATACAAAGGGTGGTTTCTCGCTTTCGGATCAAGCGTATTCCAAATGTTTCCTATTACTCAAAACGTTGGAGAAGAATAGTGACACGCGAACGAGTTTGATTTCAAACGGGATTATCTTTGTACTAATGGGAAGTGATGAGCTTACTGAAGTTCAAGTTTCTCAAAGGTTGAAGGGTATTGTTCGAACGGATAGGCTATCTCCAATTGAAGTTTCTGCTTTTAAATCCGCTTGTGGTGTGCTTGATGAGGTCGACGTTCCGCAAGGGCGAAAACCATCCAGTTCAAGCGCTTCAACAGGCGATAGTGCAAAGCCATTATCACGCGCAAATTCCCATATCCCAACACCAAGTCTCGACATTGCTGTGGATCCGTTCGCAGCGATTGCTAACGAAGATGAGTTTGAGCCTGTGATTAGCTCACCAATATTAGTGCCAGATAATAATTCAGAGGGCTATACGACAGATGTTGGTGGTAATGCTGAATCAGATCAACCTGATGAGGACAAGATCAACCAAGAGGAAAAAGAGGTCGAAGTTGCAGTACTGGAAGCTGTACACATTCCACGAACCATTGAAAAGAAGAGGTTAACTTCGTCTGTTGAAACGAAAGAAACAAAGAAGCCTCAACTTCACACTCAACAGTCATCCATATCAGTCGAATCGTCGCGATCGGAGACGAGTACAGGTGTATGTCCTGTTATAGTAGGTGTGTCTCAGAAGAAACATGGAATCAAGACAGCAACTGATATGGTCAGATATTCTTCAGCGCCTATACCGCTAACAGTTATGGATGAACTCGCAAACGATTCAATATATAATAACATGAGCCCAGTTTCACGCGCACTATTAGACTTTCTAATGGAACGTGATGACATAGTAAACGCTCCTTTTAACTTCACTCCGACTGTTACCAAAAGTGAGAGTACACCTGTACTAAGCATGAATAATATTCTAGATGAATTAAACGCAGCAGGTTTTGTACACTATAATACAATGTTTGATTTCTCAGGGAATGGTAACCATATGATTACCATTAAATTTGATCCCATTCACGCATGTCTCGCACGCATATCCGATATACGTGTCGCTCCCGACGCTTCAATATCTTGTTTGCGTGAAGCGCAAAATCTCGTAACTTTACAAAATATGCGCATATTATTCTTAAAAATGACTAATAGTACAATCATCGCCAACAACAAGATAATTACAGCCATAAAATATTACGTTGATGAAAATATATGCTCACTTGCTTTTATGGATGCATATGGAGCAACCATATTCTCAACAGCGTGTGATTTGGTATCAAATCCGTTATTCCGAGTAATGCTGACGAAGTTGCTGAATCGTGAGCGCATTATCATACCTACAGGAGGCGGTGACGGATCATTTAAGCTCATGATTGCTTAGATCTTAGGCTTTAGTTTTTAGTCGTCATTCATCACTATCTAAATTACTTTCATCATGGTGTCGGTGCTTATTCATCATCCTTTTATATAACATTTAATTAGGTC